TCGTAGAATGAAAACCCCTATTAGTGAATTTGATGTAGTGTTCATCTCGTATGATGAACCTAATGCCGACGAAAACTGGGCAGACCTATTGGAAAAATGTCCTTGGGCCAAACGCAGTCATGGCGTGTTTGGATCCGATGCTTGTCACAAGGCCGCTGCCAAACTTGCTGAAACTGATAGATTTATCAGTATTGATGCCGACAATAAAGTGCGTCCTGATTTCTTTGAACTAGAACTAGATCTAGGCAAGTTTGATCGCAGTGACGTGCTGAGTTGGTCAGGTAAAAACATTATCAATGGCTTGGTCTATGGCAACGGTGGTGTCAAGTTGTGGCCCAAGAAAGTTGTTGAGCAGATGCGAACACACGAAGCAGTAGATTCAGGTGCTGGTGCAGTAGACTTTTGTTGGGATATACATTACCATCAACTGAACAACATCTACAGCGATGTCTACAATAACTCAACACCCTATCAGGCCTATCGTGCAGGCTTTAGAGAAGGCGTAAAACTAGCACTACATGATGGACGTCCAATGGATTGGCGGCAAATCAAAGACAAAAATCATTATAAAAATCACAGACGCCTGTTGGTTTGGATGAGTGTAGGTGCAGATGTTGAAAACGGCTTATGGGCCATGTATGGTGCAAGGCTTGGTTGTTATTTGACCAATTTACATCGTGGTTGGGACTATACATTGGTCCGTGACTTTGAATGGCACACACAGTATTGGAATGAAGATGTAGCACCAAGATTTGCCGGTGACGGCGAACGTTGTGTGCGTAGCAACTATTCTTGGGATCGCACTAAACTTCAAGCAGAAATCGTCAAACTAGGTCGCGCACTAAGACAAGACCTGGGGCTTGACATTGCCGAACTAGACGAAGCCGGCAGTAAGTTTTTCAAGGCCAGTTACTTCAATCCACATAGACTTGGTCCCTTAGTTAAAGAATCTGATGTTGAACAGTTTATTTTGGAATGATCAATGCTAGATGTCTTTTTCATTTCCATGGGCGAAGCCAATGCCGAGGATAACTGGAAAAAATTAACACAGTTGCGTCCTAATGCCAAGCGAGTGCAGGATGTCAAAGGCATCTATGAAGTGCATCGCACTTGTGCAAAACTCAGTGCCACAGAAAATTTTTGGGTAGTTGACGCAGACGCCTGGGTCTTAAATGATTTTGATTTTAACTGGACACCAGATCCGGCAGTAAACCATTGGAACGTTCCAGAAACCGACTGCGTATTGATTTGGCGTAGCCGTAATCCTGTCAACGACCTAGAGTATGGCTATGGTGGTATCAAGATGTTTCCTAGACAGCCATTCTTAGAAGACCATCCTTGGCACATTGACCTGTCAACTACTATTGGATCTGTTACAGTAATCAAAGACCAACTCAGTTGCGAAACACGATTCAACGCTACACCAGAAAGTGCTTGGATTGGTGGATTCAGAGAATGTGCTAAACTTGCATCATTGACCAGTGTCTGTGGCCGAATTCAGCGCAAACAGCAACGCATGATGGAAGAACTTGAAGAATTAGAAAACTACATTGCCACACAAGACTGGTCATCAGAACAGCGCACGGCCTATCGCAAAGGCAAGAAAACCATTATCATTGATCGCTACAAGTATGAGACCAACATCTACAACTACTTTGGTGACATTGATGAATCGCTAGATCGACTGAGTGTTTGGACTAGGATGGGCTGGAATAGATTTAATGGAAAGTATGCTGTGCTTGGCGCCCAAGCCGGCGCAAATTTTGGACTAAAGCATGCCAATAACATTGATCAAATCAAAAAAATCAATGATTGGCAATGGTTGTCACAGGAGTTTAAAAATGTCAATGTTTAAAGTATCTGCTCCTGTGAGAAAGTTTGGAAAATTCCAATCATCGGTTGATTCGTTGGTTGGGAAAACCATGTCTGATGTTCCAGTGGTATTTTTAAGTTTTGATGAGCCTAATGCTGATGCCCATTGGGAAAATTTAAAATCAATTGTTCCGCATAGTCGTGTGGCTCGAGTGCATGGGGTCAAAGGTTTTGATGCCGCACACAAAGCCGCCGGCGAGCAGTTTTACGACAGTGAATATGTAATAACAGTTGATGCAGACAACATTGTTGATTCAAAGTTTTTTAAAAAACCCTTACCCAATACAATAGACCAGGGATTTACCTATACCTGGGGCGGCCGCCAATATACCAACGGACTCATGTATGGCAACGGCGGAATCAAATTGTGGAATAGACAGCACTTGATCAACATGCGTAGCCATGAGAATTCAACCAGTGAAAGAGACGCCGTTGACTTTTGTTGGGACTTTAGCCAATACCGAGAGTTGGCTGGCTGTTTCTCTACAGTCTATACCAATGGCAGTCCTTATCAGGCTTTTAGGGTTGGATTCAGAGAAGGTATCAAACTCTGCCTAGAGCAAGGCGGAGTAATTGATCCTAACAACATCAAAAACGAAATGCATGCGGCAAACTTTCAGCGTTTGTTGACCTGGATGACAATTGGAAGAGATGTAGAACACGGAGCCTGGAGCATGTATGGTGCCAGACTAGCAGTCAAAATGCTCTACTATGATGATTTTGATCATGTAAACATTAGAGACTATCAGTGGTTCAAAGATTTTTTTGCCGCGCATGAACACAAACAAGTCTTAACTGAATTAACAGTTTTGAGTGTAGACCTAACTGACGTATTTGGATTTAGAATTCCTGGGTTCACATCTGAGGAAAGCAGTTTTATTAAACAACTGCAACTGCATCCAGAAAAGCCATTGACTTATGAAGATGTTGAGTGGAGAACTAACTTAAAATTATTTGGGTGGTTTAAATGACAGACGCACAAGACATTGACATTCCAGAAACAGAAGAAACTGTAGATGCTGATCTGCTTAGAGCAAGCATACTATATTTCTTAGAAGAATCCATTGGCTATAGACATACACTACACTGGCTTAGAAGATATTTTGAAGACGAGTCTATAGAAGACCTACGACAATTGATAGTGGCAATTGGCCGTGAAAATTTTGTTGACTTTAAACGATTGATTCAAGCCGCCGACGGCAATGACGAAGCCTGCTGGGACATGATTGAACTGCTGTTTAGACAAGGTATTAAAATTCCAACAGATTGGCTAGACATTGAATCAGTCAAGGACTTTAATACCCAAAAGTCTACTACCCCGGTTGATCCTGCCATACTCTCAGCCATGCGCTATGGATCTCAAAACAATTTAAAGCAAGCCGTTGGCAACAATTGGGCATTGTATAACTGGATTCAAACCAACCAAGACTCTCACGCAGGACTAAACGCTTTGGCCCTGTTGAACTATTCAATTGAAACTGTTTTTGAAATCCGCAACGACTTCAACAAACTATTTGATTTTGTAGCACTACTGCTAGGCAAAGAGTCAACGGTCTTAGATACTATCATCAATGATGACTTGAATTTATTTTCCAAGTCAGTTTCGCCTTACTTTGCCGGCAAGGAATGGGCTGTTAAAAACTTAACCATGGCAGTATTGACGCTACCAGAACTAAACTGGAAAGATGCCTTGAGTAGAAATCAAGTCAAAAGTAAAAAATGGTTGTTGGAGAAACTGCAACAAAGAACCAACTGGTTTGCCAAGTCCTCAACGTTTTCCAAAGAAACCACTGTCACAGTTGTTGGTGGTTGGGTTGGCATTTTACCTTTTCTAAGTTCGCTAGATAACGGTCCTTTCTCGTCAGTGATAAACGTTGACATTGACCAAACTGTTCATCCAGCGGCAACAATTTTAAATGGGCAAAACTTTCGCAACTACAAGAATCTAGCCAAAGATATTAGATCCATTGATTTTACAAAAGTTGAGTCGCCGGTTATCATTGACACAATAGTTGAGCACTTTGCAGATCATTCAACGTGGATTAAAAGTTTACCCAAAGGAACAAAAATTGTTCTACAAGGTAACGACATGTTTGACGTGCCAGATCATGTCAACTGTCACAAGAACCTAGACGAGTTTGTTGACGCATGCGGTCTTGAAAATGTTATTTGGCAAGGAGAACTCACGTTGCCAGGCTGCACCAGATTCATGGTCATTGGCACAACATGAGCAAATTAAGATATTATCGCACCAACATTCAAGTTGATCTAGAACGCTTGACTGCTGAAGCAGACCGTTTGGCCTGGGACGATGCAATCAAGCAGTATCGCCCGCAGACAGCGATTCAAAATGCCGAAGGCAACGAAGACTATCTAGAAGGCACTGGATCACGACCAGGACAAACTGATGACCAATGGTCTAATCTACGCAGTGATTTGCTGGGCACTTGGTGGCAGACATTTTTTGCTGGATTGCCTTGGCCCGTGTATAGAACTAGAATTATGATCATGCAACCACGCACTTGTTACAGCATACACAGTGATACCAGCCCAAGACTGCACATAGCACTAAAAACAAGACCGCAGGCCAAATTTATTTTTACCAATCCGCCAGAACTGGTGCATGTTCCTGCAGATGGCTATGTTTGGTGGGTAGATACCCGAGAAGAACATACGGCAATCAATGCCAGCCTGGAACCGCGCTGGCATTTGCTAATGAGCATGGTTAACACCCCAGACCATTAAATGGCTACATATTGGCATGTCACTATATGTAGAAATCACCAACGCGGAAACATTTGAACGCCATTTGGCGCCTTATCAAAGTTTTTTACGCCGCATCACTGATGAAGCACAAAACAACAAAGTTTTGGTAAACATGGGCTGGGAGCCACCAAGTGGCCTGCTGTATTTGATACAACCTGAGCGCGATCAGTTTCGTAGATGGACTCAGGGCCAAGGCGAAATTGCCTTGCTCTATGATCGTTTGACCGGTAGTATTGTAGGCATTAGCGCAGTTGAGCACAGTCCTCTCAGCGACAACATCAGTTCGGGCGGTAATCGTTGTTGGCTACAGCGAGACTATCGCTTGAAAAACGAAGTTTCAAGATTTTTATTGGCCAGCAATTTTGTATGGACACAGCGTCAAAATAAAATTGGTATGATGCTGACCTTCAATGATTACAACAAAAGCATCTACGACATCATTGTTGCTAGAACACAAGGCCGCAAAGTTTCCATTGGTAAAGTCTGGAGCGACTGGTGGGACGACTGTGTGCCTATTAGGAAAAAAATTATGCTACACAATGTTTCACAATGGGCAGTTATCAAACCCAATGCAGATTTAAATCTTGTTGAAGAAGAAGTCCAGGAACTTGCTGAGTTATATGGTGTGAATGAATGATACAAAATACACTGAACAATCATTTGATCTATTGGTATAACGACGATGAATCACAGCGTTGGCGTCACAGTGACAATGACCACACATCAATGCGTGTAGGTGGTTGCACCAGAGATCCATTTTCTGCTAAAATTGAGTGGACTAGAATTGCAAGACTGTTAATTGATCAGTATCCAGACCTAACAGTTTTTATGAGCGGCGGTCTCGACAGTGAAATAGCACTTCGTTGTTTCTTGGCAGCAGG